TACATCATATGTCTGTATTAACTGATCATCTTGCTCTTCTAAAGATCTTAGAGCTTGTGTTTGGTTATCATTTAGATCACCTGCTTTAATAGAAGAACCTGCTGAGTATGTAGCTCTAGCAGTTGTCACACCTGTATCTCTTACGATACGAACTACAGCTGGACTAGCTGGTACATTACCTGATGTCCAAGTAACTGTACCGCCATTTGTTGTATAACTTGTTATGTTATAATGCGTAGTTGCTGTCTTTAATACGTTATCAACGTATACTTTGATTTCATCAGAAGAGAAGGTCTTGATAGAAAAAGCTTCAGAAGCACCCCCACTCGCTGTATATTGTTTAAAACTTGCCATTTGTTATTTGTACATTGCTAATAGGTTTTGAAAACTTGGAGTGGTGGTTGCTTGTTTATAGCTTCTACTCATTTTCTTAGTTAATTGCTCTTGTCTTAATGCTTGAACTTCTGCTCTTTCTAAACATATTTGCCAAGCTATCTTTTTATTTTCTTCAACAATAGAACGTATTACTTGGTTATGATAGTAATCTCTAGGTGTATAGTCACCTCTATAACCACTAGCCATATCATCATCCATTTGTGACATAGAATCCATAATATCTTTTCTAGTTGCTAGTTTATTAAATTTAGATTCCATATTTAACTTACCTAATTCCTCTTGGAATATAGATCTAATCTCTGGACTATCAGTTAAATCTGTACCATCAGGAGCAGTATAAGTAAAGAATCTTAAATCAAATTTACTATTAAGTAATAGTTGTCTACCAGGACTATAGTCTAAATTAAAGTTAATAGGTATTGTAGACTTAGCAACTCTAGTCATGAAATCAAAATCTTTTACTGGTTTACCATTTAATGTATCATGTTTAATTGGTAAAGGTTCAGAAGCTATATTCTCAGTAATTAAGTTTCTATTTCTTACAGCATCAAATACACTAGAACTTAATTCACGTGTATAAGGAGTAAAGATCTTACCCATTTCAGCACGTAAACTACCTAACGGTACTACATTAGTCATAGTAGTAGGTACTTTAGCCCAACTTCCGGGCTGACCAGCTAATACATCTACCCATAACTGCATACCTTGTAAATAAGATTTACTAGCTATACCTTGAGCAACGATTAAACCCATCTTTTGAAGTTGTTGTTCTGTCCACTCTTCACCCATCAACTCACTAGCGTCACCTATATCACATACAGTAGCCCAACACTGAGCGAATGGTTCCATAGATTCATAACTAATCCATACATCACCTACCTTAAATGATCTAGGTTGCCATCCAAGGTCTTTCCATAATTGTCTTGTTTGTCTATCTACTGGTCCATTACCAGACATATTACCAGACATCCAAGACCAACTAGCTAAACCAACTAAAGATGATCCCATAGCAAATCTACCTGTTTGCAATGCTTTAGCATTAGCAAGTTCAGTAGCATTTGTTATACCATATTTAGCTACACTTTCTAAATTCTTAGGATCAGCAAAAGCTATATCATTAAATTCTTTAACTAAGAAGTTAAATCCAGGTGTATGTTTAGCAGTTAAAGCTAGTCCATTAACACCAGTCCTAGCAAATAGGAAGAATGGTTTTGCCCATGGAACTGCAGTAAATACATCATTCAATCCTTTAGCAAATCCAGTTAATTCTTGTGTAAGAGTTACTTCTTTAGCTGCATACTTTGTAGCTTCGTCTATGATATTACCATCAGCATCAAAGATTTGTCTATAGAAATCATCTTCAAATACACTAAGTAGTGCAGGATTTATTTCAGATATTAAACCTTTACTCTGAGCATCCATAGCTGATCTCATAGCTTTCTCTCTCATCTTAGATCTACCTAAGATATATCTAAAGGCATCGTCAGTCGCTGCCATCAGTTTAGTTGAGTAAGTTAGCCAGCTATTATTATTCCAGTTTCTAGCTTGATTAGCAACAGCAAACATAGCTCTATCACCAGCTGTAGCTCTGCCACTATCTTCTGCCCATCGTCTAAGTAGTTCCCAGTTCTCATCACCTTTAGTAAACTCAGCGAATCTAGTTTTCATATTAGATACATCGCCACTCCAGTAGGAGTTAAGTTTAGTTTTAAAGATTTCAAAAGATTCTGGTATAGCTTGCATCATTGCATTCATAGAAGCTAACCCAGATCTCATAGTTGCTTGATCTCCTCTTACAGTAGCTCCTATAACAGTTGACATAGGACGTAAGAATGTAGCTGTACTTGTACCCATAATAGCTCTCATAGCTGTTTTAGGACCACTAAGTACACTATGTACCATCATACCTTCCATTTCTCTAATTAGAGCACCAGTTTTATCTGGACCTTTTCCATCTATCTGACCACCTTTAAGACACTTTCTACAGAATGCATCAAAATCATCTAAGTTATTAACTGTTTTCATAGCAGAGAACAACTCAAATGCAGCAAATACTAGATCATCATTAGCATCATCTTTACTTATTTGTAATACACTAAGAATAGCATCTTTAGTATCTTTCATATCAGCTTTAACTGCTGTTTCTATAGCTTCTTTACGACCTATTTTACCAGCACCTATACCTCTAAATGAATCAGAAGCCCATGCTCTAGCTCTTTTTATCTCAGTCATAGCAGTCATCATGGTATCAAATACCTGCTGCATAGGACCATCTGTTTCTATTAAATTAACGTAGTCTGTTAACTCTCTACCAGCAATACCGTTATCTCTTAACTGTTTAAGTAAAGAACCTACTAATAGATCACCTGCTACTATATTTTTAGTAGTCCAAGTTTCAATAGTTTCGATAACATTACCAGCGTCATCTGTTATATCATACTTAATAGAGGATCTGTACATTTCATCAAGATAGTCTTTAGCTGTCATCTCAGCTGCTTCTCTACCTAATGTCATACGTTGATGGGTTGCTACTGCATCTCCATAAACATCCATTAGGGTTTGTCTACCAGCTCTTATATCAGCTAATTCAGCTTGGAATTTCCGATCACTCATTAAGCCTCTAAGGACTCCATCAACTATTTCTTCTGTCATCTCCCCAGTTTCTGCAACACGTTCTCTTTGAACTGGTGTCGTCACAGAACCTGTAGAACCATCTTCAGCATCTATATCTGTCCTTGTTCTCTTTAGTTGTTCTCTAGCTTTACCTGGAGATACTTCAGATTGGTGTGCTCCTTGATGTGGAGATGCTACGTTTTTATTTTTACTAGCACCAAACTCATTCTTCCTTAGTTCCCTAAGACCTTTCTTTAAAGTCTGGTAATCAATACTAGCTTTTCTATTATCTACTTGTGCTCTTACTGCTCCACTACCTCTACCTAATAGTATAGTAGCACTATCAAATACAAGACCAATACCCATACCTTCTACAATATTTTTAAATTTCATCCACATAGGATGATCTGTATCTTTTGTAGATAATGGAGTATCCATCCAGCCATGTCTATCTCTCATCATAGCGAGAGCGTTATGACCATCAGTTTCTTTTGATAGTATGTCAGCCATAGCACCTATACCAGCAGCTCTAAGCAAGCTGTATCCAGCTACACCTGTTAAGGAAGCTGGAGCTGATATACCTGCTGCACCTGCTGCTGCAGTAATACCAGCAGCCATAGTACCGAAGTGTACAGTACCTCTTAAGAGAGAACCCCACCATGTATTAGTTATGATAGGGTTTTCATGATCAACAAAGGGAGACCAATCAGGTCTGTAATATCCTTTTGTTTCTCTTTCTCTCTTCATTTCACCAGAGAGAGCATCTATTGTACGCTCTGGGAATGTAGCTAGAGAAGAAGCTGTATCTTGTAAACCACCCGATAAAGCTGATTGTACTTCTTTAACTACTCCAGCGAACCCACCACCGTCAGGACGTTCTCTAGGGTCTTCCCTTTCTATTATATCCTGTTGTTCTTGTTGATATAAACTCTCACTTAAACCTGTGTCTTCAGTAGAAGCTGCATCAAATTTAGCTTGTAGTTCGTTGTCATTTACGAGTGGGTTGTTTATGTCTTTATCGACTGATTCTAAATTCATTAGATTAACATTAGTTTATTTTGTTAGCTGTTCTTTGCAAGCATTAGCTATAGCTTCAGTAACAGCAAATTGCTGTGTATCCAATTTACATTCTATCAATTCGTCTTTACTAAAACTAGTAGATTTCCAGCCAAAACCATTGTATTGACTAGATCTCTCAGCTGCCTGTATAGCAGCTTCTTGTAAGAATAGTTCTTGAGTTGCTTGATCGAATTTAGTATTACCGTCTATCAAACCTTTCCGATATAAACTAGCAGCTAGTCTATTATAAGTATTCTCATCTGTTATAGCAAATGCACCAATATTATAATGAGGACCATCTTGACTAAATATCTGTTCTAATTCACCTATAGTATGTTGACTTAAAGATTTATCATCTTCAAATACAGTAGACTCATCACTTGTAGATACATAATCATATTTAGTTTTACCTTCTAGTTTTTCTGTTTGAAGAGCTAAAGGATGATAATGTCTTTCATATACTGCACCGTCAGCAAGTGCTGAAGGATTAATTAAATACTGTACACCTTCATTAAAACTTCTAGCTTTATTTAATCTACCTATATACTCATTATCTAGAACTAAATTACCACTGATAGTTTTAATATTAGTTAGATAACTATCTGAAGTATCTTCAGTATTTATATCTCCACTTAGTTTTAATGCTCTGTTTAGTAGTATAGCTTCTACAGGAATACCAGATGAAGCAGACCATTGTTTATATAAATTTGGTACAGAACTTTTACCTTCAGAGGATACCCATTGATATAGCTGACCTAAGACTTTATTATCTTCACCTACTAACTTATCTTCAGAATTAAACAAAGCTATATTCTGTTCATAATTATTAGGTCTAAGTATTTGAGTTCTAAACTTTTCTTTCTGAGCAGATAGTAACTGTAATTCAGAAAGAGATTTCTGTTCTCCAAAGCCAGAACGACCTAATTCATTAATTTTATTTGCTAACTTTTGTTCAGCAGCAATTCTTAATTGTTTATTAGGTGAGTTAATATCAACTAAATACTCATCATTAAAGTTTTTTATAACTGCAGCTGTAGCTAATCTAATTGCAACCTCTGGGTCATTATCCTTTATATGTCGTGGGTATTCTAAAGATACTAAGTTTACTAGTTCTTTATCTAAATTACTTTTTAGATTTGCAGGTATAGTTGATATTTTCTGTGTAGATAAAACTGTTCTTAATAGTGCAGGCTTAAGTATACTATTATCAGAGAATTCGGTTAAGATCCAGTCAGTAGTAGCGGTAGTCCACGGCATACCTTTAAAATCTTTTTCAAGTAACTCTCGATGATAAGGAAGTAATTTAGACAGCTCATAAGGAGAGACAGGAACTTTACTAGTTATATACTGAGTCCTTAGTTTAGTGTATAAATTATTAGACTCTTCAAACATACCACCATTAGTCATGATGGTTTTCATTCTAGTACTATAGTAATTACCAATTCTATTTGTATCTGGATTTTTATTTCTTAGACTTTCTTCTTGTGTAAACTTTGCCATTATCTGTTCTTCTTCAGCTGGACTAGTAGCATTACTTAAGTCAGCTATTAATTGACTTTCTATAGATAGAGCTGTAGCTTTCCAGCCATCTTCTCTTGCTTGTAAGTCTGCAGCAATTACTCCCTCAATAGCACCTTCCCACTCTTTACCTTTATTATCTCTTCTTTTATTAAAGGCTTCTACAAGACCACCTTGATATACAGTACCATCATTCCATTCATATGGTTGTCTAATAGCTTGTAGTAATTGATGTGGATCTACACCTCCTCCTTCTTCTCCTATCTCTGCTAAAGAGATCATGTCACTCATCCATGTTTCTGCATATTGAGCTAGAGATATTTCTGATTCAGGATTAGCTAGTTTGAAATTAGCAAAGGCTTCTGGTATAACACTATAGTTTCCTTTATTTATTTCAGCTATAGAGAATTCACGTTTTTGTTGAGCTAGATCGATTTTAGCTTGCTTAGTATCTTCAGCAGTATCTAATACTAGTTGCTGTCTATTAGCCTCCATTGCAGGTCTAAGATAGTCATTAGTAACTTCTCTTTTGCTAAATAGTCTTTGACCTTCAGAGTCAGTTAAATTATATAAATAAGCACCAACTGAAACATCAATACGTCTTCTTATTTCTAATTTAATATGACCAGGAGTAGGTCCATCTAATGTATATACCTGTCCATCTATTTTAAAATCTCTATCTCCAGAAACTGAATGAACTGAATCTCTAAGACTAGTTATAAAGGTAGCTTTTATTTGCTCTCTTTCTTTTTTATTGTTATGATTTAAAGCTTGTGAAGCAAGTTCGTATTCTCCATTTCTTTCAAATACAAGACCACTTTCTTTAAATATATCTTCAATTACATCTTGACCTTTTTGAGCTTTAATTGTTTCTACATTATCGTCTGGTCCTTGTAATGTAGCTAGCTTTTTAGTGACTGGATCAAATAATTCCTTATTTTCTTTGATGTGCTTAGCAGCACTAACAAGTTGACTAGTAGCTTTAGGTGCAAGTTTAGTCCAGAAATCTAAGATGTCTTCTCTTTGTTTTTGACCAACATCAATGTTCTTAATAATCTGTTGTGTTAATTGATTATTAGCTGTGATGGATTCTTTAATAGAATTACCCATTGCTGTTGTTAAATCAGCAAAGGGTGCTTCCTTTAAGTCCTTAGATTTATCTGGACTTTTAAATGTTTGGGGCTGTGCCCACTGAAATCCTGAGTTTGTCATAGTTAAGTTGCTTGTCCAGTCAGCCACTGGAATACGTTTGCATCACCACCACCAGCTGTTTGCCCTAACGCACCATCAAAGTCCATTGTAGCTACACTGATAGCTAACTTAGCAAACTTCAATGCATTGTTATCTTTAGTATATGTGATACCACGTTTAGCACCAACACCTACACCAGCTTTAGCAATAGCTTTAGCTCTATTACTTGTCAATTCTAGTAGAGCTGTATTTTCATATGCACTAGCTCTTTCTCCAGAAGTAAATCTTTTCAGATTTTCTGCTTGGTACATCTTAGATAGTAACATTAAACCTTCGTTACTTCTACCACCTCCCCTTCTACCAGTTCTGCTTCTACCTCCTTCAACAACTGATCCACTAGTAGCTTTCAAACGTGCTAGATACTCAGATGTTTTATATACTTTACCTTGTGCTTTAATACCTGCATTAAATACACCTTCAGAAAGTCTGCTAGAATACCTACGTATAGCTAAATCTCTAAACTTTGATGATGCTGTACCTAAGTTATGTAGTTGGTTTCCTCTAGCCAACTGGTTATGCATAAGGTTCCGCTGTTGAGCGTCTGCCTTATCCTTATTGGGGGTACCAAATATTCCGTCAAATAGTCCCATTTGTAAATTTTATAAAAGTTAAATTGTTTGGTCCATGAGAAATTTCTCCCAAAATTCTGAACCCTAAAAATTTAAGTAGTTTTAAATGAACTATATTACGTTCATCTACTATGTTGTGCAAGATTTTTTCTTGTCTACTGTCAACATATCGTTTAGCTTCTCTAGCAAATGTAATAGGATATTCATGTATTGCGGGAGTACATAGCATCCATATTGTGCCGTCTGGTTCTACACCAGCCATACCAGCAGTCTTGCCGTTAGGCACTGTGAAGTACACGCAGGAGAGGTTCTGAGCTGCCCAAATTAGCCTTTCCATAGGATCTAGCCCGTGCCCCTCTTCGACCTCTCTGCGGTCTTCTGGGCGTAAATTAGAGGCTACTTCTTTAGCAGCCTCGATTGTTGCAGGGTGAATATATTTAGACACGTTGATAGAACATAGGTGAATAATCTCCTTCCCATGACATTGAGTGTAATGTAGTTGGAGATGGGTGACTAGATTTAATTACTATATCTACATTCTTATTCTTTTCATATACAGGTATAGTCTTAATTTTTTCTGATAAATATGGAGCGTCTGAAGCCTCATACTCATCTGATAAAGAAGATTCATATACTTCTGAATAATCTGCTTTACCTTTCCTTTCCAGAGTAGTTTC